AGGTTCCTAAGACAAAGGGCGGTGTGCCAAAGAAGTATGTACGCGGTGCAAAGAACCCAAAGAAGCGTGAGGCAGAGATTAAGCGTACTGCCAAGCTGTATCGTCAGGGCAAGCTGACCCCGGCTATGATGGATCGTATTAGCAAGCAGAGGAGTCGTGGATAATGACAAAAGGATATCCAACAATAGCTGAGCAAATTCAGTTAGCAAAAACTCATCCCAATCCCCAAGCTTGTCACTTAATGCGAAAATATCTTAACTCAATAAAAAGAAAAAGAAGAGCCTTGAAGAAAGAACAGGCATTGAAACAAATCAAAAGATTAGCAAGCCAAGCTAACATAGACTTGCGAAAGGTAATGTAATGTCTAGGTTTGCAAGTATCTCAGGCGCATCACGGTATTCCAAAGCAACTCTTGATAAGGTCTACAAGCGTGGGCTAGGTGCATACTATTCATCAGGCTCTAGGCCAAAGGTATCAGCACATCAGTGGGCTATGGGACGGGTAAAGTCTTTTGTGTCTGGCAAGGGTGGCGCAAGGAAAGCTGATTCTGATTTGCTACGCGGTGGTAGCAAGAAGAAAAAGAAGACAGCCACAAAGAAGAAGAAATGAACAAAGATAAGCTACGCGAAGAGATAGCCGAAGACGAAGGCTGCAAGTACGAGGTGTATTTAGATCACCTTGGCTTGCCAACGTGCGGTATCGGTCATCTCATAACTGAATCTGATGAAGAACATGGCAAGGCTGTTGGCACTGTCGTTGAGCAAGAGCGTGTCAAACAGTTGTTCTCTCTTGACATGGCTGTGACTCTTGATGAGTGCCGGGTGCTGTATGATGACTTTGATGATCTGCCAGAAGAGTGCCAACACATTATAGCTAACATGATGTTCAACATGGGACGGCCCCGGCTATCCAAGTTCAAGGGTATGAAGGCTGGTGTGGACGCTAGAGACTGGAACAAAGCGGCAGATGAAATGGTAGACTCGCGGTGGTATACTCAGGTTCCCAACAGGGCTAGACGTTTGGTGGATCGTATGAGAGCATTGGCAGATGGCTAAGACACCAGCATGGCAACGCAAAGCTGGCAAGAACCCCAAGGGTGGCTTGAACGCTAGAGGCCGTGCGTCTGCTAGGCGGCAGGGCATGAATCTAAAAGCACCTGTCAAGAAGGGTGACAACCCCAGACGCGCTAGTTTCTTGGCTCGCATGGGAAACATGAGGGGGCCAGAGTACAAAAATGGTAAGCCGACACGGTTGTTATTATCACTCCGGGCATGGGGTGCAAGTAGCAAGGCTGATGCAAAGAAGAAGGCAGCAGCAATATCCAAGCGTAACAAAGCCAAAAAGAAAGGAAAGAAGTGATGCCGGGGCATTCAAAGAAAAAAAAGATGATGAAAAACGGTAACGGTGGTATGCTGACAGCCAAGCAGAAAACTCTGCCAGCAGCACTGCAAAAGAAAATTATTGCGTCAAAGAAGAAGAGGAAAAAGTAAATGCCAGGACATTATGGTGGTAAAAAAGGCGGCATGAAGTCTGCCAAGATGAAGAAGCAAGCGGCAACAGCCATAGCCATGAAGAAGGCTGGCAAGAAACCAAAGAAGAAACGCTAGTTCATTTGCGCTTATAAGCAGTAGTGTGAATAAAAGGGGTTTCCCTTTTAGGAATAATATTGCCAGAGTGAAACTCTGTGCATAAGAAATAATCTTTTGTCAAACCACATTGTTTATAATGACCGTCTTTATAAACACTTATGCGATTATATTCTTCGGCTGTAATTCTTCGTTTCATCCCCATGTAACTAACTCTCCACCGCTTGCAATATACTGAGCAAGGCACTCTATGACATGTGCCTCTGTTGTGTACGCACTGGCATCAGTCAGTGATACAACATGCTTGGGTTTCAGTGGCTCAAAGCCATGATGCTCTAGGATTCTAAACAATCCCCAGCCCGACAAGATTAGCGCGGCATAGTAGTCAGGTGCTACCAGCCTCGCTTCTTTGATGTCGATATGCTCTTTGAGCGAAACAACTTTCGTTTCCATAACACAGTAACTCCCCCAAGCCATTGATGACCCAGTATCCTGTCACCAACGGCATTGATTTCTTACAAGCCTCACAGACTACATAGTCGATTGCTGGCTGTTTAAACGCCCTCTGAGCGGCTTTGTCACGTTTCCGCTTCCTTACCACCTCTTTTTTACTTTGACCTGTTGTGGGGCTTCCTGCCGCCCTTCTGGGTAGTGTTGTGTTTCAACGGCCTCTGCAATAGGCTTGAATCCACCTTGTGAAACATTGTCTGCAATGCTGTCCGCTGACTCCATCTCAAACACCTCATTGATTGCGATGCCAATAGATCCATCAGCCTCTGTCCAGCCTGACACTTCATACTTGACATCTGGTGACAGTGTAATAGGCCCAATCTGTTTCATAATAGGGTCATAGCACTGCATGTTTGCATTGCCATAGTCCGGCGCACGATCTGATTTCTTGTCCCGGTTAGGGAACAACTTAAACCCAAACACTTTCTTTCTTTGTTTTACAGGCATACTACCACTCCAGTTTTAATCTACGCGCAGCTTGCGCTAGTTCTTCTTCAATCTTAGCAAACACCTCTGGTGCATGTTCTTTTGCTTCTCTCATACAATCAGCAAAATAGTTTGGCGAAACCAATCTCTCAAAGTCATTAGATGTTTTCATGTTGACTGGGCTACATTTCATATGAACTTCACGCAAAAAGTTTCTTGCCTTTTGCGCCTCTGGATCAAACCCATTCGTATCAGACTTGCTCTCTGCCTCTTTGGCGAAGTGTACAAGCAAAGCATTGGCTGCCTTCTCTTCTTCAGTCGGCGCAAGGTCTGGATTGCTTTTTTCAAAATTATCTGCCTCAGCTTCTGAGTAAACAAAACCAGCGACACCAAGCAATTTTAAGATAACTCTATCCTTGGCGCGTTTTTCAGCCATAGCGAAAGGATAATTATTAGTAGTGTTGCGCGGTGTGCTTTCACCTATTGACCATTCAGAGAAATCACCCAAGTATCCAGTGACGCAGACAACCGCTATGTTTTTCTCTGCGTCTGTTTCGATAATCATTGGTGGGTCAAATCTCATGTTTTTTTTGTGAGCAATACGCTCTAACGCTTTGTGGTAAACAACTGGCGTACCCCGGCAGTTCCACACAGCACCCTGATCCATGACAGGACTCATGCCCACCTCTTGCAAGGCTTCAATGAGGTTTTGTGGCAAATCTGCTTTAGCCATGTCTTTGCTCCATCAAATCTGCAATCAGTTTCATAGACGTGGTAAAGGCAACCATTTGTTCTAGCACCTTTGCCTCTAGTTCATCAATTTTCATCTGCATCATGTCAAGACGCTGTTGTGTTTCTTCATCCATTTTCTTTTGCCTTCTGTTTAGCCAGATTTGCTACATTATCTGTATATTGATCTATAAACATTTCAGTGACTCTGTTGGTTTTGATGTAAGGAAGTGCAGAATCTTCCTTTGGAAAATCATCGAAACCAAAGTGGATTCCATGCTGATCTGCGACAGTTTTCAATCTTGCCATCAGCAAGCAGCTTCTTGACCATTCAAGCAACTGGTCAACTTGAATATCATCTTGAAAAGACTCTGTGTTATCCCAGAAATGATACTTGCTCCATTGTGTCAACAAGCCAAACTCTTGCTTGGTAAGCTTTAGAGTGATCATTTGATTTGTCTTTGGTTTGTTTTTTACGCCTTTTGGCCTACCCATTTTCTTCTCCCTGATAGTGTTTCGATGCCCACATAACTAGCTGGCTTCTGCCGCTGATAGCCTTACGCTTGCGATGGTCTACAATAACCAGCCCCTTCTCTTTTAACTGCTTGTACCGGGCAGTGATTGTGCTGTAGCGATGATGTGACAAAACCTCTAGCACCTGATCAGATATGCAACCGCTTGGCCCAAAGCCTTCAATAACCTCATAGACAACCTGTTCCATGTAGGTGGCGTTGACACTCTCTGCCGCCTCATGGCTTGTCGATGGATCTTCATTACGCACCAGCTTGAATGGCGGCGTGTATGAAAACAAGTCATCCATGTCATCCAAATCTTTTGCTGTAATCATTTCCAAAACTCCCTTGCTAGTTTCAGTATGTGTGGCCCATGTTTCCTTGCGATCTCCGTAAAATCCGGCGTCACAAGGCCAGCTAGTGTGTGCCAGTTTCCATTTGCAACCCGAATAAGATTTTGTGTGGTAATCCAACTACGCTTCACATCCTGATACACTTGCTCAAGATGTTGCTCTTGTAGCAGTTCGCAGTTGTCCTCATTCCAAATGTGAAAACCTGACGCAGTAACTTGAAGCAGTGATGGCTTTTGACCTGTCGCTCTCCAGTACACCGACATCTGTTTGATATTGTTTTCGCTAGGCTGGGTGTCGGGCTTTGGTATGCGCCATGTGCGTGTGCCATCTTTCTTGACCGGGTTTCTCTGTGGCATCTTGCATTTGAGATCGCACAGTACATCACCGCCATAGAAATCTCTGAACATCATAATCCGCACATCAAGTTCTGGAACAGAGTGCCAAGTGACATGCTCACCGTTTACAGTGTTGAGTCCATGTTTGTTTTGCCAAGCCTTTAAGCCTTCAAGAGCGTTGCCAAGCATATCAGGCAAGTGTTCTCTGAAAGCCTCAAATTCCTCTCTGTCTTTGCCTTCGTCCCAATCCCTTGGCACATACTCATCGAAGTCTGCCATCATGTGTCTTGTAGCTTCAGCAATACTCATACCGTCCTGCTTTCCCTTGTCTGGGTCGAAGTTTTCCAACCCCTCGACACGGCGCACACCACCCTCAACGGTGCGTCCTGTGAGCATAGGAGCATTATCAGGAAACTGTATTCCGTGTTGCGATCTAAGCCACAACTTAAATATCATTTCGTATTTTGGTGACGTTGCGCCGCTTGCGCTGTCGTGTTTGTAAATATCCATGCTTGACCTCATTGCTAGTTCTGGTAAGGTAGCGTAATGTCTACAAACGGTCAACAGCTAAAGTTGAGAAAAATTATGACACTGAAAGAATATATACAAATCAACAAGATAAGCCAAGCTAGGTTTGCTAGGCGTTGTGGTATATCACGGTCAGCCATCAATCATTTTATCGCTGGGCGGCGGTATCCGAACCCTGAGACAATGCGTAGGATTCTATTGGCTAGTAATGGTGAGGTAAAGCCAAATGACTTTTTTGATTCGACAATGTTACAGATGCAACGGTAAGGGTTTCCGCTACGTTACAGATTGGTTTGATCCTACTGATGTCGTTCCAGAGGATTGCGATTTGTGCAATGGAACTGGCAAGTTGCCGCCGGAAACTGAACAGGGTGATGGCAGACTGTCTCGACTAGCCGCCGCTGATTTATGTTTGCGGTGTGAAACTTTTTTAGATGGAAACCTGACTTGCCCGGTGTGCAATCTTGTGTATGGGAAAAGACATGACTGAACAAGACAACTTTCACGTACCAACCATAGAAGAGATTGCAGAGGCTTTGCGAGTTCCAGAAGTTGAACAAAAGCTAGACAGTCTTGGCCGGGTGGCTCGCAAAAAGAACCCTGCCAAAAGCGTTTTGACATGGAGGCCTGGCGATGACAAGACAGAAGGATGACTTTTACCCAACGCCTTTTATCGCGATTGAAGCATTGCTTGACCATGAAACTTTTGATGGTGACATCTGGGAACCAGCTTGTGGCGATGGTGCTATCTCTGCGCCTGTCTCTCTATACCACAACGTCATCAGCACTGATCTAAACGACTATGGTTTTGGTGAATCTGGTATCGACTTTCTGATGGAACAAAACCTTGCGGCCCCCAACATCATAACCAACCCACCATACAAGTTGGCGCAACAGTTCATACAGAAGGCTATTAATTTGGGTGCAAAGAAGCACTGCTGGTTGTTGCGTCTGTCATTCTTGGAAGGTCAACAACGCCGTGTCTCTCTGTTTGACAAACATAGGCCAGCTAGGGTTTGGGTGTTCTCTCAACGGCTGACAATATGGCGCGGTGATGAAGAACCAAACGGTAATGGCACAACCGCTTATGGCTGGTTTGTTTGGGAAGGTAACGCAACGGAAACAAGGATTGATTGGGTATGACTGATAGCAGAAAGAAAGGCGCAGTGTTTGAGCGTCAAATTGTAAATTACATCAAAGACCACCTTGGAGAATCATTGCCGGAGTTGCCGAAACGGAACCTCTCTCAATACCAGATTAAGGGTGAGGCTGACATTTTGATCCCCGGCTGGTCTATTGAGTGCAAAGCCTATGCCTATGGTGCAACCTACAAACAGGCATGGTGGGAACAGGCTTGTGACTCCTCTGGTGATCGCTTTCCCGTTCTCATTTATAAGTTTAACAATCGCCCAATCCGTTGCGTCATACAACTGATGGCGGTGTGTCGATCTTTCTCTTATGATCCGAAGCTTGTCGCAGAAATGTCACTGCCAACTTGGGTTCAAGTCGTGCGCGAATCTTATGGGGTTGACAAGAAAAATTGACTTGATAAAATCGCGCTTGCGCGTCCCTTAAAGCAATGCCATGTAAAGCGTTATCGGAGCAAACCGAATAACCACTGCAAAACAATCCAATTGTAAATAAAAAAAGCATAGCCAAGTGTTAAGGCTATGCTTTAAGAAATGCCACGCGGCATTGTTAAGTATTTAGCTTTTCCTCTCTCTCTCTTCGCTCTTTCTCTTTTAGGCAGTTGTGCAGCTTGGTTACGGTATCTGGCACATGCGTTACGCCAGACTCATAGTTCCTGATTGTTCTTGCTATTACGCCTAGACGCTGCGCCATCTTCTCTTGGCTAAGTCCTAGCTGTAGACGTTCAAGCTTGATTTTTTTTGCATCCATAGTTATTGTCCTTTCAATCCATTGACTTTGCTAGTTGTGGTGTGAGAAACCGCTTTAGCGCAATGCTTTGGCGGTTTCTCTTTTACCCTCTCTCTTTATGCACATTCATCATCAGCCATGAACTCATCCCATGGATTGATGGCATACTCCATTTGCATCCAATGAATGTAACCAACGACACCATAGAGTTTAGTGTCATCCGGCACATGTTCTGGATCGACATGAATTAAAAGCTTATCGCCAGCCCCATCCATATCCAAAAGCCGTAGCCAATACCCACCGTTGCCATGCCATGCTATGACTGACATGTTGACCATTGCGCTTGTGTATTCGCCAGCTATTGCAGACAATGCGCTGATGATCCTGAACCGCTTGTGTTGCTGTTCAAGATATTTTTCATTTGATTTTTTAGACATTTTTTTGCCCTTTCTCTTTTTCTAGTCGTTGTTGGTTTGGATAAATTCAGACACTATGCTAGCCAATTCTTTTGGCTTGTGAATGAACGGCGCAAGGTTCTTTTCTAATTGAACCAGCGGCATAAAAGCGGTTCCAGCTTTGTATAAATTCCAAACCCCTGTTCCGGATTGGTTTGCAATTTTCCAATTAGTAGGCTTGCCATTAATGCTGATTGATAGCAAACCTTGGCAGGATTGTTTTATTGATATGTTCATTGCTTTGACCTTTCTCTTCTAGGTTGCTTGTTGATTGCCAGCGATTTGAAGCCCACTGACTGGCTTTGTCATGTCCGGGCTAGGATACCAGCCCGAACAAAGTTAAACGGCTTGTGCGGCTCTCTATCGGCTTGCTATGCCAGCCCATACCGCCGCAATGAGTCCCCCATAGAGCAACACCACTTGCAAAATAAATGCGTTTGTTGTGTGCGGAACCATAGACGCGCCAACCATAAAGGTTAAACAGCCAATGAATATGAACATTTTTGATATCATTTTGTTGCCTTTCTTTTTTGCGGTATGTTTTTGAAGCCTAGTATTTTTTGCGCCTTTCTTGACACTGGCTTGATAAATTTAACGATATCGCCGGATTTGTTTTTATATACATACATTGGCTTGCCTTTCTCTTAATGGGTTAGAAATACAACGGGCTTGGAAGCTTGCCAGCATAGGCCACAAGCGCCACAATCTGAAACAAGTGTCTCTTCATCTTTTTTTGCAAGCTTGCCTGTTTCTTTACTGATTTGAGTCGGGCATTTAAAAGCTTGTTTATCTTCCAGCAATTGCAATGCCCGGTCATCATCTGCCGACAATGCGCTG